TCCAAAGGTATTGAAAGGAGTAGCAGCATTACTAGGTATTTCGGCAGCAGTATGGGTAGCAGCCAAAGCCTTTAAAGAATTCAACACAGTTGAATGGGGTTCAATGGGAAAAGCTGCTGTGGCCATTACGGGTGTAGGAGTAGCCGCAGCAGTTGCAGGCAGCCAAAAATCTCGAATAATTGACGGAGGCATTGCAATTGGCCTTGCAGTAGGTGCTATAGGAGCAGGGCTATGGGTAGCAGCCCAAGGTTTGAGAATAATGCAAGAAATCAATTGGGAAACCATGGCCAAGGCGGGTGTAGGCATTGTAGCACTTGGTGCTGCTGCTTTTTTCGCAGGCTCAGCAGGACTAATTATTGCAGGCGGAGGCATTGCACTTGGCATTGCAGTAGGTGCAATTGGTCTGGGACTAATCCAAGCTGGTAGAGGTCTACAGTTAATGCAAGAAATCAATTGGGAAACCATGGCCAAGGCGGGTGTAGGCATTGCTGCATTGGGAGTCATTGCAGCAGCTGCCGGTATCTTGTCTCCAGCTATTATTCTTGGAGGTCCTGCACTGGGACTGGCCATTGATGCTATAGGAAAAGGTATGGAAACTGGAATGCCAGGTATCAAAAGCATGCTGAATATGTCTTGGGGACAAATGGCCAAAGCAGCAGTGGCACTTGGCGGCATAATTGCTCTAAGCGCTGGGGCAGGTGCTGTCTCGCCGTTAATTCTTGCTGGCTCTTTGGCGCTGACTGCTGCTGCAACCAGTTTAACAGGCTTTGCAACGTTGGATGGAAATGCGTTGTCGGCCGTTGGACAGGGCATGGGAGACCTTGCATTGGGTCTAGTTCAGCTGACAGGCGGCGAACTAATTAACGGATTGGGGGGATTAGTTAGTGGGTTGCTTGGCATGTTCCAAGAAGACCCAATAACAAAGCTAAAACGTTTTGCAGAAATAGGTAAGCCGCTCGCTTTGGCCGCAACCGCACTGCAACTGTTTTCAATTGCTATGCCAAAAGCTATTGATGCAATTGCCAGTCTCAATAGAGTTGATTTTTCTGGCATGCAACGACTTCGAGATGCTCTTGCTCCGATACCTGCACCATCTCCAGGATTTTTGTCAGCAATTAGCAACTTAGTTGGAAGTAATACCCCTGCTCCACATGCATCAAGCACAACTCCAACAACACCAACTATCACTACAGAAACTCTTAACAAAAGCACCTTAGAGTATTATGAAAAAACTGTAAAACAGTTTACAAGAATGATAGAGTTATTAGAGCAAGCAAATGACCTAAATGACAGACATTTAGACGTATCTGATCGAGGATTAGGTAATCTAGCTCGTGTTGTTGCAGATAATAGCGGAAGATTATCTTAACACTGCTGTAGTATTGTGGTAAATATTTGCTAAGCAGAATTGCGGTGAATTTAAGTGGAATTACCGTTTAAGATAATATTATAGGTAGTATATTCATGTCAACATGGAAAAAATATTTTTCGGCAGTACCAAGTCAATCTAAACTCAATCAAAAATTGTCGTCTAGTCACAATCAAAGTTCAGGAACATCAGCTGGATCTGGAGCAAAATATTCTAGCTATTTGCCAGAAGTTTACAGCGGTGCACCAAATAGAGTTGAACGCTATATCCAATATGAACAAATGGATCTTGATTCTGAAATTAGCAAAGGGTTAGACATAATATCTGATTATTCAGTACAGAATTATGAAGCTGGTAAAGAGCCTTTTAATATTATCTACAATGACACAATGACTGAAACTGAAATTAAGCTATTGAAAAGTATGCTTAAACAATGGTGCAGCCTTAATAGGTGGCAACAGAGATTGTGGAGAGCATTTAGAAACACTATCAAATTTGGAGATCAAATATTCATAAGAGATCCAGAAACGTTTAAACTCATATGGATAGATCCAACAAAAGTTGAAAAAGTTATCATTAACGAAGCTAAAGGTAAAACTGCTGAGCAGTATGTTATTCGAGATTTAGATTTAAATCTAACAACATTAGTTGGCAGTAACATGCTAATACACGATCAGTACAGTTTTCCTGGAGGTTATCCTAGAAGTAGCAATCCGGCCGCAGGTGCAGGAACTGTGAATTATGGAGTTAGTAGCAGTCCCGGTAGTAGAACCAGTAGGTTTGATAATCAACCAAACCAGCTAGCTGTTGATGCAACACACGTTGTACATCTAAGTCTAAGCGAGGGTATGGACAGTCAATGGCCTTTTGGTACATCATTGCTCGAAAGCATTTATAAAGTTTACAAACAAAAAGATTTGTTGGAAGATAGCATTTTAATCTATCGTATAGTTAGAGCACCTGAACGTAGAGTATTTTATATCGATACTGGTAGTTTAAGTGGACCACGCGCTCAAGCCGTTGTTGAACGTATGAAAAACGAAATATATCAGCGCAGGATACCTAATAGAACAGGTGGCGGTCAAAGCATATTAGATGCTGCATACAGCCCATTAGCAATGAACGAAGACTACTTTTTGGCTACCAATAGTGAAGGAAAAGGTACTAAAATTGAAACTTTACAAGGTGGCGATAATTTAGGCCAAATTGATGATTTGAAATATTTCAATAACAAATTAATACGCGGATTAGGAATACCAAGTAGTTATTTGCCAACTGGTCCAGATGATGGCACAACAGTTTACACTGATGGTAAAGTTGGTACAGCATATGTACAAGAGCTTAGATTTGCAAAATATTGCCAACGTTTGCAAAATTTGATGGCACTAGTTTTAGATAAAGAATTTAAACTTTATGTAAAGTCTAGGGGTATTGAAATAGAAAGCGACACGTTTGAATTGCAAATGTGGGAACCACAAAGCTTTGGACAATATAGGCAAATGGCGCTTGATAATGAGCAAATACAAGTATTTTCCAGTTTGATACAAACAGAAGCTGCCAAATATATCAGTAAACGTTTCGCATTAAAACGATATCTTGGATGGAGCGACGAAGATATACTTGAAAATGAAGAAATGTGGAAAGAAGAAAACGCTAAAAAAGTTAAAGATAAAATCGGTGTCACTGTAGGCGATAATGAATCTCCAGGATTGAGAAGTGTTGGCATACGACCAGAACCAGAGACTGCTGAGGTTAATGCAGAACAACCTCCTGAAGAAGGTGCACCACCTGAAGAAGGTACTCCACCTGCTGCCAGCACTCCTGCTACGCCACCTGCTGGGGCAGCAAACCCGCTAGGTGAACCCGCAGCTTAACTATAAATATGAACTACGAGGACATATTATGAACGCCGATGAATTTGATCCAAGCTATAGAAATGCCAATGCTGATAAAATTCAGCAACGCCATAAACATGATTCTAGAAAACCATCTGTAACTCTTGCTGCTTTACACAAACTTAAACAAATGCGAGCTGCTAAAGATTTAGAGCAACTTATGCGGGGAGACTTTTTAGAAATAATTTATAGTAGTGGCGAAGGTGAAGCTGCTCCTGGAGGTGGCATTTAATGTCATACAATATCACTAACTATGACGGTAGTGCATTAGTAACGGTTCAAGATGGAACTCTTGATACCACATCTACTAGTATCACATTGATAGGTAAAAATTCTGTAAATTTTGGCCTAGCAATGAATGAAAACTTTGTGCATTTGATGCAAAATTTTAGTGGATCTATACAACCAGCTAATCCTCTTCCAGGGCAATTATGGTATAATTCTGTTACAAAAGTTTTGAGTTTTTACAATGGAAAAGGGTGGCCTACATTAGCTCCACCTTTTGATGGTCAAGCTGGTACTGCAACATATACTATACCAAATATAGTTCCTACGGTTGATGTTACGCTTACATTTAGTAGCGGTGTTATAGTCAGCGCAACCAGCAGTATTGCAGTTCCGCCATCTAGTTTGCCGGCACAAATATCTATAGGTGGGACCAACTTTACATTTCAATCATTGTTCCCAACTGGATTATTTCCTGGTATTACATTAGCATCGTCAGTATCTGTTAACAATCAGTTTGTTGGAACAGCAACTAAAGCAAAAGTACTAGCAACAGCTAGAACTATTAGCTTAAATGGATCTATAAATGGAAACGTAATATTTGATGGCAGTCAAAATGTTACTATTTCTAGCAATCTAATAACAGCACTGGCTGGTAACGTAGTAACTAATGCTATATCAAATGGCTTAACTTTACCAAGTTGGTTCACAAACGTATATGTATCATCTAATGGTATAGTGACTGATGCAACTGCAATTGCGCCTAACGATATTTACAACGCACTTGGATACACACCTCCTAGCTTAATTCAAATACAGGGCGATGTTACTGGTAACACCGTTGCTAACGGAACAGTTTGGACAGCAAATGTGTATATCAACAATACAACAGTCACACCTGGATATTACAGCAATGTTTATGTAGGTGCAAATGGGTTAGTAACTGCTGCAAATAACGATAATGCAGTTCCAACTACAGGTATGATACTTTGGCCAAGTACATCACCGGTACCAGCAGGATGGACATTATGCAACGGTGCGGTTGTTACACTTCCAAACGGTAGTACATTTACACCACCAAATATAGAAGGTTCGGCACCAACCGGTACGGTTTATATCGCTAGGATTGTGTAATACTTTATAAAATGTAACAAAAACCGGTATTTTTACCGTTATTCATTAATCATACAGACAAATACGTTAAATAATTTCGAGTCTGTTAAACACTTTTAACAAAAGGAGCTAGGTTATGACTACTAATGCAAAGTTATCAAAAGTTCTTGAATATTTAATCAAGAATGACGAAGACAAAGCCAAAGATCTATTACATCAAGTTTTTATTGAAAAGGCCCGTGCAATTCATGAAGAACTGATGAGCACAGATGAAATGGTCGAAGACGACATGGAAGAAACCGTGGGCGGAACTGGCGATCAATCAAAGGATCTCACTGACGAAATCAAAGCTATGGAAAATGAGATTGATTTTGAAGAAAATATGGACGAAGGCGAAGACGATGAGATGCCAGAAGATGATGGTATGGAATTGGATATGCCTGGTGAAGATGACGAAGAACACGGCGACGAGTTTGAAGTTATTGATGACAAAATGAAAGATTTGGAAACTGCTCTAGCAGAACTAAAAGCCGAATTTGAAAAGCTAGAAGCTGAAGAGCGTGGCGAAGAAGAAGGTGAAGAAGAGGAAGGCGAAGGCGAAGAAGAAGGTGAGGAAGAAGGTGAAGAAGAGGAAGGCGAGATGGAAGAATCTTGGGACCTCGACGAAGACTTTGACGACCTAGCTGAAAGCTTAGACCTTGAAGTTATTACCAAAGACATGGAAAAAGCTCAAAAAACTGCTGAAGAAGTTGGTAGTGGCAAGAGCGGAATGAGCATTGATAAGAATGCAAAAAGTCCAACCGCAACTAGCCAAAAGACTAGAAATGGTGCAACCCCAATTGAGATCAAAAGCACAAACCACAACGGTTATAACATGGAGACAGCCCCAAAGCATGGTCAACTACCAGACATGAAGGCTGACAATCGCCGTAAGAAGTCAACTGATGGTGCATCAAAAGTTAGCAAGGAAGGCAACGCATCTGCAATGCTTAACAAGACTAAGAGTGAATTTGGTGTAGAAACAGTTGGAAAAATGAGCCCACTCAGTAAGGGTAATGACAACCTTAAGTAATATCGATTAAGTGAAAACGCCGAATTATCGGCGTTTTCACTAAAAAAACTGCCTAATATAGCAGTAAATATTATTTTAGATTAAATATTCTTACGGAAACGTGCGCCAAAAGGTATAGAATGACAAGACAAAACATACTAATTGAACATCTTAATTATGATTCAGCACAAGCTGAGGTCATCGTTGAGAGCGATACAATTAATCCTAATGGAGCGAAAAACGTCTACATGAAAGGCATTTTCATTCAAGGGGATCTGCGCAATCACAATGGCCGCGTTTATCCAGTTCATGAGATACGTAAGGCTGTCGAAAACATTAAAAAATGTATTCAAGAAGATTCTGGGGTGCTTGGCGAATGCGATCATCCACAGGAACTGCAAATACATCTCGATCGCGTAAGCCATAAGATTACCGAGATGTGGATGGATGGAGCTAATGGATATGGTAAGCTACAAATATTACCAACACCATGTGGTAACATCGTAAAAACATTGTTAGATTGCGGGGTAAAGCTAGGTGTTAGCTCTCGTGGATCAGGCAATGTTGATGACAACGGTCGAGTGTCAGATTTTGACATGTTAACTGTTGACATTGTAGCAAAGCCAAGTGCGCCTAATGCTTACCCCACACCTATGTATGAGGCAATCATGAACCGTAAACATGGCTACAAGATTCATGAACTAGCAGAAAGCATGAAACATGACGCAGTTGCTCAAAAGCATCTGAAGAAGATTTTGCTTAACTGGGTCGATGAATTGAAATTTAGATAAGGAGTAGTGTCCTATGGAAAAGGAAATAAAAGACCTCCTGGAAAACGAAGTACTTGGCGAAGACGTCAAGACAGCGCTTCAGGAAGCCTTTGACAACAAGGTAAAAGCCGCGGAGCAAAAGCTCCAGGAAGACTACGCCGTTCGTTATTCTAACGATAAGGCGCAGCTTGTTGAAGCCATGGACAAGATGCTGGGAGATGCAATTCGTTCAGAGCTTAGTGAATTCGCAGAAGATCGTTCTGCAATGATTAGGCAACGTGCGAAGTTAAGCAAAGCAACACTTGAAGCTAAGAAGTTGTATTCAACAAAGATGGTAGAGCATGCAAAAATGCTCAACAGCTTTGTTGCTAAGCAACTCAAGCAAGAAATTGCCGAGTTTGTTGAGGATCGCAAGACCCTCGAAGCACAGCGTCGTGAAATGGCAAAAGAACTGCAAACCGTAAAGGAGAGCAGCAAACGTGAGCTAGTGGCTCACGTCAACAAGCTAGAAGGTTTCGTGCTAAAACAGTTAAGCGAAGAAATCGCAGAATTCCATGCTGATAAAAAGGCGTTGGTTGAACAGCGAGTTAAGCTAGCACAAGAAGGTAAAAAGAAACTCTCTGAAGCCCAGCAAAAGTTTATATCTAGAGCTACTTCGGCTGTCGATAAGACACTAAACGAAGTGATCAAGACTGAACTTGTTCAGTGGAGAGACGATATTAAAGTTGCTCGTGAGAACAATTTTGGTCGTCGTATCTTCGAAGCTGTTGCAGCCGAATATATGGCCAGCTATCTGTCAGAGGGTAGTGAAGTCAAGAAGCTGGACCGTCAGCTTCAAGAACAAAAAGCTGTACTTGATAAAGCAATGGCTGCAATTAACGAGCAAAAGACACTCGTTGAATCAACCAACGCTAAATTACGTGCTGCTAACGATCGCCTACAGAGGGTTGAAACGCTTAAAGAGCTGCTCGCACCACTGGCACGCGATAAAAGATCCGTAATGGAAGACATGCTAAAAGATATCAAGACTTCAAACTTGAAAGAAGCTTTTACACGTTATCTTCCATCAGTGGTCAACGGTAACGTGCAAACAGGTCAGCCAAGAGTAAGCCTTGCTGAAACTGCTAAACCAAAATCTGTAGCCGTTACTGGTGACAGAGCAAACAATAAACTCGCCCAAGCAGTGCTAGATGAAAACAAGACCCCAGATGATCTTGGCATGATTCTACACCTCGCAGGTATCAAGAATTAAGGAGCTATATTAAAATGAGTAAGAACCTCTTCGAGACACATTGGACGGCAACCAAGACCGCCCTCTGCGAAGGTCTATCAGGCAATCGCAAGAAGGTCATGGAAGTCATCCTAGAAAACACACGCAAAGATTTACAAGCAAAGAGCGGCGTGTTGTTTGAAAACGCAACACCAGGTGGTACAAGCGCTGGTAACGTTGCCACACTAAACAAGGTTATCCTTCCGGTAATCCGTCGTGTTATGCCAACTGTTATTGCTAACGAAATCATTGGTGTTCAACCAATGAGTGGCCCAGTTGGACAAATCCACACATTGCGTGTACGTTATGCTGACACCTTTGGCGCCCCAACTTCAGTAGTTGCTGGTAGCGAAGCTCTAAGCCCATTTGACATTGCACGTTTTTATTCCGGTAACGGTAGCAGCACAAATCCAGCAGCAGCACCAGTAAGCGTGCTTGAAGGTACAGCTGGTAAGCGTTTGAACATCCAGATTCTAAAGGAAACAGTTGAAGCTAAGACACGTAAGTTGTCAGCTCGTTGGACCTTTGAAGCTGCTCAAGATGCACAAGCCCAACAAGGCATTGACATTGAAGCAGAAATCATGGCTGCTCTAGCACAAGAAATTACCGCAGAAATTGACCAAGAAGTTCTTGTGTCACTACGTACACTAGCTGGTACAACCCTAACATATGACCAAGGTGCTGTTTCTGGTACTGCTACATATGTTGGTGATGAGCATGCTGCTCTTGCAGTTCTCATCAACCGTGGTGCAAACTTGATTGCTGCTCGTACACGTCGTGGTGCTGGTAACTGGGTAGTTGTTTCCCCAACTGCTCTTACCATCCTACAAAGTGCTACAACTTCAGCTTTCGCACGTACTACAGAAGGTACATTTGAAGCTCCAACTAACACCAAGTTCGTTGGAACTCTAAACAACAGCATGAGAGTGTATGTTGACCAATATGCTGCTGACGACACCAACGTGCTCGTTGGCTACAAGGGTCCAGGCGAAATTGATGCGGCTGCCTATTATTGCCCATATGTTCCGCTAACAAGCTCAGGTGTGATCATTGATCCATCAACCTTCGAACCAGTTGTCAGTTTCATGACACGTTATGGCTATCTAGAGCTAACAAACAGCGCTAGCAGCTTAGGTAACGCAGCTGACTACCTCGCAGGTGTG